GGCCAGTATTGCCGTATATGAAGCTATCGAAAGAATTGGCCATAGCTGTGTTGGCATTTGCTTTCTTTATTACTTGAATCGTCAAATTGCCTTGTCTTGTGCTAAATGCGGGTGAGATCCATACGACATTTGACTTTGAATTGGTTGATGTGATTAGAACAGTATTGCTTATGCCACTGACCTGATTAGTTACGTTTAGAGAATCATAAGTCTCAAAGTAAACATTGCTGTTGGCCAACCATGAAGAAAGATTGAGTGACAATAGTGATATACCACTGTTAGCTCTGATGTTAGAAGTATTCGTATAGATTGTTCTCAGATTCTGATAAGCAAAAGATTCATTGACATTTGAGCTTGAGCTTCCAATAGGTGTATTTGCTTCTAGGCTTATCTGAGAGAAGTAAATATTGTAGGTATTTGGATGCGTAAGACCATCAGGATTGACCAGTGAAACGTATCCGTTTGCACCAGAACCACCACCGCCAGATATTAGAAGATAATTATTGTTCTGATAGCCAGCGCCACCTTCAAGCACCGAGATAGAAGCAATGTTACCACTACTTACTCTGGCCACCTGCACGTTTGCACCAGAACCTGAACTACTTTGTATGATGACAGGATCGCCTACGTTATAACCAGCACCAGGATTTGTCACAGTTACCGTATTGAGAATGCCACCAAAGATGTTGGCCGATGCTGTTCCAACCGTATAGTCTGAATTATTAAAAAGCGTGAAGACCTGCTCGCCGTTAGTGAATGTACCTTTGAGATTACTGATAACCAACTCATTAATAAGTGTACCACCTTCAAAGAAACGGTCAACTCTTTCGATAGTTGCTGTAGCACCAGAAGTATTTCCTGTGACCGATGTGCTGGCAAATTTCTCTAGCCCTAAAATGCTACTATTCGAAACACCATTAATTTTTGTGTCGGTTATCTTTAGTGATTGCTGGATGTACCACTTACCATCAGAGGCCTTGAGAACGTCATTTTTTGGATAATAGAAGCTGACGTCCTCTTGACCAAACAAAATGTTCATCAAGAAACGGATAGATTTTTCAGACCCGCGTGACAGATAGAATTCTTTGGCGTGCTTTAATAGAAGAGACTTATCGACCTTCATATCTTTAGGAAATAACTTCAGAAAGGTCGCGTATAGCTTTTCTTGTAGCAGCACCTCAAGGTTTGTCTGATTGCTGTTTCTAGTCAGATAGTCAATATCTTTGAACGATACGATATTGTCTTTAATATCCAGAACACCATCTGTCTGTTCAAGAAACTCATAGTACTTCTCAATGAACGTGACGAATTGTTGGTGATCGTTCCTTACAAAGAACGGTACCTGAGAGTTTATCAGATTTGAAATTCTGCTATTAGCTGTCATTATCTTTCAGCAACCATGTCTATCTGTACACTCTTTGAGTCGGTGTCATCGATAAGAAGGATTCTATTTCTGAGAGGTGCTATAATTTCTCGACCAGATGGCGCAAAGAATGTAACCGTATCTGCTGAATAGAAATCATTGTCTAGTGTACCTGTGGCCACAAGAGAGTTGAGAATAAGCTGCCCTGTGGTATAGTTGATACTACCAGCAACTGATGTGACAGGCACTTTCTCTCCTGTAGACTTGTAGTAGTAAGAACGGATCGTACCGTAATTATTTTCTAGCAGAGCGATAGCGGTTGCACCAACACCTGTACCACCACTAAGCTCTACGGTGGCCTTCGTATAGTCAGAACCTTTGTTCACTATCACAATTGAAGACACTTTACCGTTTGCAATCTTAGCAGTAGCGGTTGCACCAGAACCATCACCTGTAATGGTAACTGTGGGCGCACTATCGTATCCGTAACCTGCATTGGTGATCTGGAATGAATTGATACCGCTCAGTGAGTCTAGCACTTCTTCGAACAGCGCATTTCTCTCTGCACCATTAGCATCATAGGTCACAATTTCAGGATATGAATAGATGCGGTCAGAGAATGCACCTTTCTTGATAGGCATATTGTAGTTGATTTCATATCTCTTAGAACCAGTTGTGGTCAGAAGAATACGCTTCTGAATATAGATTGTGATATCGCTGCCTGTAATAGACTTATCTGCGGACTCGATATATGTCTGAAGCTTTGATTTACGGAAGATTGCAGAGAAGTTAGATAGCTCGGCATCATTATAGTCATAGATAGCAGCCTTGACTAGTTCACGCAACTGATTCTCAGTAAGAGTTGTGAGTGCTGGGTTATAATTGATACTGCCGACCACTCTGATATATGTGAACTCTGGGTCTACAATCTCAGGCGTTACCGTCACCACATTGCGGTTTCTAATCAATTCTTTCTTGATATACTCTTTATCGGCATTAGTGAGAGCATAGTTCTGTCTGGTCTTGAGTGCGATATAGACCTTGCCATATACGATAGGGTCATTGTCTTCACCACCCCATACAGAAACAGCTTCGATATTCGGAAAGTCTTTGAGTAGAAGTGTGCGATAGTCTTCGGTTGTGACACCTCTGTTCTGAGTACCATATGCGAATGGTGCACGGAATCTAACTTGCTCAATGCTTTCTTTTTCAATACCACCATATGAAGAAGTAACAGTTGTGATAGCCACATTGTCTCTATACAATCCACCAATTGTGTCTTTGATGCTGAACTTCGAAATATTGTTAGCGCCCGTGCCCACAGTATCCAGATATGTGACAGATATGATATTACCGTTTCTAGGCTTCTTACTGATTACGTCATCACCGAAGTATATGGTATATGTAAGGTCGTCTGACTCTTCTATGAAATAAACGGTAGAATTTGATGATAGGTCTACTACGTTATTCGAACGTGAATATACTACAGTATCGGTATTTGAAGATGAATCTTGAACACGGACTTCAATGGTATCAGTATCTACGTTTGCAGATGGAATATTAAAGCGAGCCTTCGTATTTGTGGGTGCCATTAGGTACTGAAGTGAAACGGCCTCACCCTGGCGAATCTCTACATTTGCAAGACTGAATGTGCCTGTGTTTTTCGTGGATGTATTTGAATTAATAGCGACAAAGTTATAGTTGATACCGTCGATATCTTCACCAAGGAATTTAGTATATTTGCTGAGTACCAGTGATGTGGTCACATTGTCTTCGGTGTTTGAAGGTGTAGCAAGAATATTGACGATAGCTCTAGCACCACGCTTTGAACCAGGTAGATAGTTGATGGTCTTTGCATGAGAAAGAATAGATGAACGGAGCTGTGCAGTGTCCATGAACATCTCATTACCAACCATGTTTAAGTAATAAGACATATAGTGAGTATTATAGGCTAGAACGTCGAGCAGCACCGACATACCAGAACCTTCGAAGTCATAGTCTTGAAACTCTGACTGGCTTCTCAGAAAGGTCTTGAGATTGTTCTTGATGCTATCGAAATCTAGCTCTGTAACTCTCAGGGCTGTATTAGATGTGACTGCCATTTTTATCTAATTCTTTCTAGGAAAATTGTTGAGACAAGCGGTTCAGGCCTGTTAACCATCGAGTATGTAATAGTGACGGCATAACCATTATTATCATAGTCGAAAATTACATCTATACCACCAATAATAATTCTAGGTTCATATTTTCTGATGACTTCGCGAATAGCATCTGTCAAAAGGTTTGCTGTAATCTGATTGGCATTCTCGAATAACAATCTCTGAGCATTAGAACCAATACTATGTCTGAACGGGCGATCATAGAAGTTGGTCAGAATAAGGTTTCTGAGAGAACGCTTGATAGCCTCAACACCTTTCTTCTTCACAATGTCACCTGTGGTTGGGTGCGCTATGAAGTCAAGGTCGAGGTCTGAGTAGTCTGGTGATCTTGCTATTGTAACTGCCATAAACTTATTTATCCTTATACGTCCACAGTATCGGCTGTTTCGGCACTACCAACGGTAAATTCTAGTTTTGGATTGGTAGGATCTGGTGCAAGCCAAACAATAGGAATTACTGGTGCAGGTGGTGTTGGTGGTACAGCAACGACTACAGGGCCATTTTGTTCAATAATACCAAGTGAGGCAATGAGCGATGCGTTTAGACCTATTGAAGCAGATTCAACGCCAACTGCACCAACGGCCGCAATACCAACCGCAGCACCAGCATCAATACCAACTTCACCCACTGCGGAAATACCTACAGCCGCACCACCAGTAATACCTATGGCAGCTGTAGCACCCATCAATAAAGCACCGCCCGCTTTTACTTGCATCAAACCTGTGCTGGTAATATCGACCGCGCCTGAACTCTTCATAGCCAAAAATGTGCTGCCGGTAATATAAGATGTTAAACCTTTTGCCGAGAATTTACCTGTTAATGTTTGAATTACAATATCACCAGTCACCGCTTCCATCGATAGCTTCTGACCAGAACGGATCATCATCTCGCCAGTATCAGCAAGCAAGGCCAGCTGGTTCTTAGCTACAATAGAGGCCGAATCG